AAGTGATTACTTTGATCAATTAGCAGCATCTCAAAGAGAAACAAATAGGGCAGCTAGAGGTGAAACTGATCCAGATACTGCTGGTATAATAGATGACTTTGAAGAAGAGACAGCACAACAAGGAGCATTTTCTACTTTAGATGATGCTGGTATAATAGATGACTTTGAAGAAGAGGTATCACAAGGAGGATTGTTTTCTGCTCCAGAGGCACCCGCAAGTTTTGGTGATGTTGATTTAGATGGTAATGAATTTATTCCTCTATCTCCAGCTATACCTTCTACACCTAGTGTGGCTCCCCAACCAGCAGCAGAAGTTGTTAGACCGCCTGTAACCAGAACGGCAGCAACAGATACCTTCAGTATTCTTGCAGATATATATGGCCCTGAAGTAGCAGCACAACTTCTACCAAATAGGATAGTATAATGGCAACAGAACGCAATCCTTTTGATCGTATACCGGAACAAGAAAATAATGTTGTTCCTTTAATGAGTGAAGATGAAGAACTTGCCGCAACTTTTGAAGTTGATGATGATGGTGGAGTTACTGTAGATTTTTCTGAAAACATTGAAATGGCAGCTTCTAAAGATATTGCTGAATGGTATGGCAATATGGCAGAGGACATGGACGAAGATGATCTGGTAGATATTGCCAACAATGTAATAGAAAACTTTGAGGCTGATAAAGATTCTCGTTCAGAGTGGGAGTCCATGTTTGAGCGTGGCTTTGATTTACTAGGACTAAAGCTTGAACAGGGATCAGAACCCTTCGATGGCGCTTGCACTGCCGTGCATCCTCTACTGATTGAGTCGGCAGTTAAGTTTCAGTCTAAAGCATCTGGCGAGTTGTTTCCTGCCAATGGACCTGTAAAAGCTCGTATACTTGGTAAGTCTACACCAGAAAAAGAACTACAGGCTAATCGTGTACAGAACTTTATGAACTATCAGGTAACGGAACAGATGCCTGAATACTTTGATGAGTTTGAAAGGATGCTGTTCCATCTACCGCTAATCGGTTCTGCATTCAAGAAGCTGTACTATGATGCCACTGTAAAACGCCCTAAGTCAGAGTTTATTCCTATTGATCAGTTCTATGTGTCTTACTATGCAACTGATCTTTCCAATGCAGACCGCTATACGCATGTAATCTATCGTAGTCCTATAGAACTACAAAGAGATATGAGGGCTGGTGTATATGGAGATGTTGAACTTAGTAATCCATCTTCTTATCCTAGTACAGCATTTAGCGAGAAGATGGATACGATTATTGGTTTGTCTCCTATGTCAGATCATGATCCACAGTATGTTCTTCTGGAACAGCACTGCTATCTTAATATTGAAGATGAAGATGAAGATGAAGCCTGTCCCTATATCGTGACTGTTGAACAGCAGTCCAGACAGGTACTAAGTATTCGTAGAAACTATAAGCAAGATGACCCGAACAAAGAAAAAGTAAATCATTTTGTGCATTATAGATTTGTTCCCGGCTTTGGTTTTTATGGATTGGGTCTTATTCACTTCCTTGGCAATCTAACAATGAGTGCAACGGCGGCTATGCGTTCCCTCATAGATGCTGGACAGTTTGCCAATTTGCCGGGAGGATTTAAGGCCAAGGGAGTCAGGATGGTTGGCGACAATGATCCTATTGCTCCCGGCGAGTTCAAGGAGGTTGAGGCAACTGGCGTAGATTTATCAAAGGCTATTATTCCCCTTCCCTACAAGGAGCCTTCCTCTACTCTATTCCAGATGCTGAATTTCGTAGCTACTGCTGGGCAGAAGTTTGCGGACAGCACGGAGCAAGTTATCTCTGATGCTGCCTCCTATGGACCCGTTGGCACCACTATGGCTCTGCTAGAAGCAAGCAGCAAGTTCTTTACAGCAATTCATAAACGAGTGCATAAATCTCAGAAAGATGAGTTTCGTATTCTTGCTCGTATTGACTATGACTATCTTCCTGATGAGTATCCGTATGATGTTCCTTATGAAGATCGTAGCATTTTCAAATCAGACTTTGATGGTCGCATAGATATTATTCCAGTATCTGATCCTAACATTCCTAGCAACGCACACCGTATGATGATGGCAAATATGGCGCTGCAAATGGCGCAGCAATCACCACCGGGTATGTTTAATCTGGAAGCCCTAAATAGAACAATTCTTAATGCTTCTAATATGCCTAATGCGGATGAGATACTTCCGCCTAAGATTGAGCCTAAACCAATGGACCCGGTATCTGATATTATGGCAGCGACGAAAGGCGTACCGATTGCAGCCTTTCCCGGTCAGAACCATGATGCACACATACAGGTAAAGATGGCCTATTTGCAAGACCCTATAAACGGTGCTAACCCAATTATGGAACGTGTTGCTCCAATTATTCAGGCTAACATTCAAGAACATTCTGTAATGAAGTATCAGGAACAGATGAGTGGTATTGCTGAACAAATGATGCAACAGGCTCCAGAACAAATGAATAATCCTGCTGCTGCCGAAATGGCTATGGCACAGGCAGCGCAGCAAGTGCTTAATGCCAATCAGGCTATAGGTATGGCTCAATCTCCTGAACAACAGCTTGTCGCTCTGGAACAGGCCAAGGTTGAGCTAGAGAAGCAAAAGCTTCAGGCTGATACTGCCTCTAATGCAGCAGAGCTTGAACTAAAGAATAAGAAACTTGAATTAGAAGAAAACGAACAGATTATTGGTATGATGAAAGCTACAGCGGCTGATAATCTAAAACGTGATAATGCTGATGCCAATCGTTCCAGTAAAGAAAAACTGAAACAGATGGAGCTTATGACCAAAGCAATGATTGAAGAGTTTAAATTAAATAAAGAAGACGAACGACAAGCTATACAAAATGTAAAAGAAATGCTTGATAAAGAAATGCAAACAAAAACAGATATGGACGCACAGGCTCTTAATGCTCTTGTGCAGATGGCTGTTCAACAACAACAGGAGATGATCAATGATGAAGAAAGGTAAAGGATATCCTTTTCATGTAAAGGATACTCAGAAAGGTTATGGCGATGCCTATGCTCAAGATATCACGGGTGGTCGTGCCATTCGCAGTGAGCTAAACCAATGGGAAGATGACTCTTGGAAAACGCCGGAACCAATTAAACCTTCTCGCAAAAGCACCATCTACAACTAAGTATGGACATTTGGGACGAAGTAATAACTGAGTTTAACAACGAGATTAATAATCTGAGAGTAACATTAGGTAATGGGTCTGCCGCAGACTATCCGCATTACCGTCAGATTGTTGGTTCTATCTCCAGTCTTGAGTGGGCTAGAGATAATTTAACACAAATAATTAAAAAACGGATATACATGGAGGACGAAGACTAACAATGCAACAAGTAGGTTTAGGTGGCGCACTAAAAAATGATATGTGGATAACTGAGGATGACGCCCCCGATCCCAGCCCACTACCCACTCTACCGGGATTTCACGTTTTAGTGCGCCCCGTTTCAGTAAAGAGTGTTACAAAAGGCGGTATTCTTATACCGGATTCAACTAAAGATGATATGTCCTATCTCACCACTGTCGCACAGGTTCTAGCGTTAGGAGACTTGGCATATATGGATAAAGATAAGTTCCCCGGTGGAGCATGGTGTAATGTAGGTGACTATGTATGCTATGGTAAACATGCAGGAACTAAACTATTTTACAAGGGTGTGCGTCTAATACTCTTGTTTGATGATCAGATTATTATGAAAGTAGAAGAACCTAAAGACCTTGATCCAACTTTTAATTTAGGAAAAGGCTCTAGTTGATTTGGGAAATTAGCACTTTTGTGATATAATAATATAAACGTAATCGTTTGTGTCGTTAACAACGGAGAGTAAAATGAGTAACGAAAATGATGGATGGGAAACTGTTGAAGTTTCTGAAGATAAAAAAGAAGTTGATTTTGAAATAGAAGAAGAAGAAGAACAGCAACCAGTACAGGCACAAGAAGAAGTTGTAGAAGAACAGCCTGAACAAAAGGTTGAGACTGAACAGCCGAAAGAACTAGAAGGCATTGAAACTAAAGGCGCTGAAAAAAGAATTAGGCAACTGATTCGTCAACGCAAAGAACGTGAAGAACAAATTCAAGAGCTTATAAAACAAAATGAAGAGCTTAAAACAAACTTAAAAGTTAAAAATAATGAGGTTGATAGTATTGCAACCCGCAGTCTAGATGCTAATGAAAAACAACTAACACAAAATATTGAACTTGCTCGACAGGCTTATATGGAAGCTTTTGAAGAGGGAGATAAAGAAAAAGTTCTTAACGCTCAAGAAATTTTAAATAATGCTCAAGCAGATTTAAAAACTGTACAAACTTATAAAAATAATCTTGCTCAAAAACTTAAACAAAAAGAAGATCAGGTAGAGGTTACACCGCAGTCTGCTCAAGTGCAGCAACCAGCTTATGATCCAAAAGCAAATGAGTGGGCTGAAAGAAATCAGTGGTTTGGGCAGGATACTGTTAAAACAGCAGCGGCTCTTGCGCTAGATGCAGAATTAAAAGAACAAGGATATAATCCAAATGATGAAGAATTTTATGAAGAAATTGACCGACGCCTTGAAGTGGCCTTTAGTCAAGCTTCAGACCGTGTGCAGGAAACTGAGGGACAAAGTAACTCAGGCACGTCACAACCTGCTCAAGTGGTATCGGGGGCTTCACGCTCGTCTCCGTCCGCAGGAAAAAAAGTCAAGCTCTCGAAAGAAGACGTAAGACTTGCTAATAAATGGGGTATCCCACTTGAACAGTATGCCGCTGAGAAGCTGAAGGTAACTTCGGCTGATGGCGAATATACTAACATAAACATGTAAGCGTGGAGGAAAAAATGACACGAAATGAATCACGTACTGAGAGTATGAGAGAACAGAATACTAGAGAAGAAGAATGGACCTTTGAAGAGCCGAATGCTCTAGACATTCCAGAAACTGTGCAAGCACGTTTTGAGAATGAGGGTATGGCGCTACGTTGGATACGAGTCTCCCTTCAAGGTAAAGATGACATCACGAATGTTGGCAAAAAAATGCAAGCAGGGTGGGTGTTTGTAACTCCAGATGAAGTTCCTGAAATGGCTCTTACATCCTTCGTGAGGGATGAAGGCAGGTATGAAGGCTCTGTGTGTCGAGGAGATGTAGCCTTGGTTAAAATGCCAGCCGGAAAAGTTGCGGCTCGTAGGAAATATTATGAAGGTAAATCTAATGATCAGATGGAAGCAGTCAACTCTCAGTTGATGAAAAACTCTGATTCACGGTTTCCTATTTCCAATACAAGTCGCTCTGTTACAACAAAGGGAAGGCAACCGTCTTTTCAGGACTAGCCTCCCATAACTAAGGAGATGAAACATGTCTACTACTAAAGCATTTCGTGGTTTCATTCCTGCTCGTAAAAAAGGTGGCGGCTACAATAACGAAGCCGTGACCGACATGATTACTCTGACCTCAACGGGTCAGGCCCAATCACCTACGAATGCGATCTTTACCGGTGATCCGGTGGTCCTTCCCGGTGCGAACTTTGCAACGATTTCACCGTATATCGCTGCAACGCTCAAGCCGTCTGGTGTCTTTATGGGTTGTCAGTATGTTGAAAATGGAGAGCAGAAGTTTTCCCGCTTTTGGCCGGGAGACATTAGTGCCACGGACATTAAATTCTTTGTAATCACTGATCCCGATCAGACGTATTACATTCAGGCTTCTCTGTCGCTTTCGGCGGCTGAGTTGGCTATTGTCAAAAACTACAACGTAACCGTTAGCTCTAC